TAGCAAACTCTGGTGGTGGAGGTGGTGCACCAGCTGGTGTCACTCCTATAACTGGTATTGCTGGTGGTGGTTCATCTACTGCTCCAACTAATACTGCTGCTGTTGCACCTGGCAATACATTTGCTGTACCACCTGGTTCCACATTTATTGTACCTACATCATTCTCAGGAACTGACCAAGCAAAATTTGGTTGGAGTGCTTTAAACAATGGTATGTTCTATAAGGCAGGAGAATTGATAGAGAAAAATACAACTGAAATTATTCAATTAGCATTAAATGCAACTCAAACACAATATCCAAACTTAGGTTGGGGTGGAGGTCCTGGCGTAGCACCATATTATCCTCTTCAAATGAGACCATTAATAGAGGCATATGTTTATCATCTTAAGTTAGGTGGTAACTCTAAGATTGTAGAGAATGCACAATTATATTACAGAGATTATGATTACCCCTATGGAGAAACATTATATTATGATGCATCAACTTTAGGTTTGCAAGGTAAAGGTATTACTGGAACTGTAGAGTCAACACTTTACATAATGAATCAGGTCAAGATTGGTTGTATACAGGCAATGAGAAATCAGTTGTCTATTACAGATCCTAATGTATTAGTTGACTCAAATTCTCCTACATGTGCAGAAGTAGAAAGCACACTTGAAACTTATCATAGTATTAATGTTACTATTCTTGAAGAAGGTAGAAACTTAGTTGAGAAAACTGAGCAGAATAAAAATAAGACTGGTAACTGGACTAATACTCGTACATATTCTAACTATAATATTCTTGGTGATCCTTTATTACCAGAACAGGAATGCAATACTGTAATCTCTGCAATGGATTCTTTACATGATAATTTAAGTGATATAATAAATGAAAAAACAGTAACTAAATCTTTACCAGATTACGTTGATGGTGAGACTACAGACTTTGAATTATATTGGGATGATAATACAGAAGTAGATACAGAAAAAGATGAGAACTTATTCTTAAGTCTCAATGCTGTAATACAGAGACCTAAGTTTACAGAAAATTATCCATTATCAGATTCTTATTTCATAGACAGAACTGTAATTCCTAATATTATCAAGTTTGATGTTCCTCCTATATGGGATCAAGATTTAGGTGCTAAGACTATTGGTGAACCAACTGCTGTAGAGAAAGTAACTGGTATAGGTGTTGGTAATTACAAGAGATTGACTATTGACAAGGACTTAGTTGATGGAGTTAGAAACGGACCTTTCTTAATTCTTGATGTAGAAGATCTTACTGTGCAGAGCATAGAATCTGAGGATAATCTTTATGTATTTTTAGATGGTGTATTACAGGTAAACGGAAAGGCGTATACTGTTTCAGGTCCTAACATTACATTTACTACATCTATCAAACCAGAGATGCAAATTGATATGAGATATCTCTATGGTAGAGATGTTGGACAGATATTAAACATATATGACTTTGCACCCGACACTTACTTTGCTACTGGTACATTATCATTTGATACAGATGCAACAACAATGACAAATCTCTTGGGATACACTTGGATGGGAGATGCTCTTGGTGCACCTATTCATCTATGGCAAGTCAGAGCAAATGGAACTTTGAATGTCATTGGAGCATTGAGTAATGCAACATCAAGTGGTAGCACAGTAACATTTGAAATTAGAGGTCAGAATGGATCTATAGAATCTGGATTAGATTTAATATTTGCTCCTAAAGGTTACTATAGTAGAACATTTACAATTGCAGATGCAGATATATCAAATGAGATATTGAACTATAATGTAGATTCTGATGGGAGAAAACTTCTAAAAGATGATAATGCTATTTGGGCAGGAACTAGTATTGGTAGAACATACAAACCACCATTTGTATATCTTTCTAAGGAAGACAAGATTAGAGTAGAAGGTGAAGAAGGATTTAGAAAAGTAAAAGAATTACCACAAACAGCAACCAGTAAAGATGGTAGACCATCAGAGCAGTTAACAGATGATATATTTGGTGCAGTCTCAATTGAGACTTATACTGGAATTACGAGAGGAGAAGGTCTATCAGTAGTTGCTAAAGTTGAAAATGGATCAGTTGTATCATTGTCATGGAACCAAAGAAGTTACGATCCAATTACACAACCAACTGCATATCAATACTTTACACCTCCAGTATTGAAATTCATACCTAATGATAGTACAGGTGGTGGTGCTAGAGCAAATGTACTAGTCAGCAAAGGACAAGTAATTAGTGTTGATCTTATTGATGGTGGATCTGGTTATACAGTTGCACCAAAGGTAGTTACAACAAGAAGATTTGATATCCTTACTGAAAGAGATATTGGTGTATCTGTAATCAATATTGGATTCCAAACAAGTATTACAACTGGTGGATTGACTTCTACATCATTTATTTCTGAAATTGATGAAGCTGGAGTTACAGGTATTACAGGTATCAGTTCTTTACCTGTACAGATGTCATCTGATCGTGATATTGATATTATCGCAGAAATTCAAACTGGAACTACTGGATTACCAACATCCAATATTGTAGATAATGGATTTGATATGCCAATTGGCGTTGAGCAACCTGGCGGTGCAAAAATTATTTTCATTGAACCAGAACCTGTTGAAATTGAGGGAGAAGGTGGTGTTTTAAGACTTCAAGGTTCTGCAAGTGTTGTCAATGCAGAGGTTCAAGATATTGTATCTCTCAACTCTATTTCTACTGTTTCTAAGGCAATCACAGCAACACAGCAGATTGAGATTCCTAACAATGCAATCAGTAATGTCAATTACTTTGAGAATGCTGCTGTATTGGATGTTGACTTCCTTATTGGTGATGTTATTGCTTACATTGCTGATACATCTAAGTTTGCTGGTCAAGGTAGATTATTAATTGGTAATGAACTAATATATTATGAGAGAAAACTTTCTGATAGATTCTATCAAATTATTAGAGGATATCAAGGAACGACTGAACAAGATTGGCTTGCTGGAACTTACCTCAGACAAATTGAAGATGTAACAGTTGTATCCGCTGCTGTTGTTTCTATTGAGTCTGAGAGTGATGTAAGCATGGTCAATGCTTCTGCTGGAATCTCTGCATTAGAAAGAGTTGCACAAAGACAAATTGTTTCTGGTGATTTCTCTGTAGCACAGAGAGAAACTCAAGTTACCATTATACCACCTCCAAGTGGTGCGATTGATCAATATCAAGAAACAATATTCTTAGTTGACCCAGTTCCAGTTAGAGCTGGTAATACTACAGGTGGACATGATGGAGAAGTAGACTTGATTGAAATTAATGGTGGATATCATGTTGCTAGAAGATTGTCTACAGAAGTATTGATTGTTAACTCTGTATTTGGTAGAGATATACAATATCAAGGAAATTACATTGCTACAAACGTAGGACATACAGTAGGACACTTTGATGGAATATTTGAAGATGGATTCTCTGATGTTTCTGGAATGAGTATTGGTGATGTAAGTAGATACTTTGCTGACTTGACAATAGGAGACTTTACAGACAGAGGTGACTCTAGTTATCTTCTTTCTGGATCTAAGTTTAACTTAGCACCTCCATCAATACAAAGTCCTGCAACAGTAAGTGCAACTGCCAGTGCACCAATACCAAGCACGATAACAGTTATTAGTGCAAATGGTTTCCCAACATCAGGATATATTTACCATACTAATGGAAGCATTAGTGGTATTATAAAATACACTGGTAAGACCTTAAATAGTTTTACTGGATGCACATTACATAATGGTAGTAATCAGATTGCGTCTGGATCTGACATAATACCTACAACAATAGTATAAATAAACAGTATAAATAACTCAGGCACACTTTTAATTTACGTCGGAACAAGAAAACAATGGCTGCTATTATATCTGATAAGTTTAGGATTTTTAATGCTAAACAGTTTCTAGAATCACTTTCTGAAGGTGCGACAGACACCAGTGCGGATAGATCTAGAATGTACTTCTTTGTGGGTAGACCACAACCGTGGAAAGCATACTTAGAAATTTACGCAAAGAATGCAACTGCGTTTAGTGTAGGAGATGAGGTCTATGTAGGGACATATGGATCCACCGCTTTCCGTGCCACTATTTCTAAAGTTTATGACAGTGCCCTTTTATTAACCGACGTCTTTGGAAGTGCTGGTGTTAACTCTGCTCCTGCTCTAGGTTCTACTCTTAAAGGTAGGACTGGTGGTTCTGGTGGATCTGACACAGGTGCCACAGCTAAGTCTGGAATTTATCGTTATGCTACAGAGGATGTTCCACCTCTACCACTTGATAACCAAGATGAAAAAGTTGCCCTATATGATGAGCTTATTGCAGCTAAGCGTATCACTAGTTCTTTTGCTAGAACTGTTATTCGTCGTTACAATTGGGATCTAGTTGCTAACCCTAAGTATGACATGTGGAAACCTGGCTATTCTGCTACACCTGGTGGCGGTGGTCAAATAGGTAGACAAACAGCAACTGGTGCTTCATCTATTGCAGATGCTAAGTTCTATGTAATGAACTCTGCATACGAGGTATTCAAATGTCTTTATAATGGAGAGAATCCATCTAACACTACTGGACAGAACGCAACAGAGGAGCCAACCGTAGCTGGTGCTAACTATGATTCTGCAACTGGTCTTTATACAGAGACAACTGGTGCAGGATACATCTGGAAGTACATGTATACTATTCCTACTGATGATGTTCTTAAGTTCCTATCATCAGACTTTATGCCAATCGTTCTTCCTGCTAACGCTTCTAGAACAGCTGTTACTGGATTGGCAACTGCTGGAGCATGTGATGTTGCTCTTATTGAGGACGCTGGAAGTGGACTTCCTGCATCACAAACTCTATACACAAGTATTAAAGGTGATGGATCAAACGGTATTGTAAAATTTGTTACAAACGGTTCTGGTACAATCACATCTGCTGAAATCCAAGCTCGTGGATCAGGTTATACCTATGCTAACGTATTGTTTACAAACGGTAATCTATTCTCTAATGCAGGATTATCATCTGCTGTAGCAACAGGTGGATCTGCTGTTGGATCTATTAAAATAATTCTTCCACCAGAAGGTGGACATGGTTCTGATCATGAGACAGAACTAAATGGTAAGCGTGTTATGACTAACATTCGTCTTACATACTCAGAAGGATCTGGAGACTTCCCTGTAGACAACGACTTCCGTCGTATTGGAATCCTTGCTGATCCATATAACTGGGGAACAACCACATTCTCTACTGCTGATACATTATCTGGATTGAAAGCAGTCAAGATAACAGGTGCTTCTGCAGACTATACAGTTGACGAGAAGATTACTCAGACTGTGACTGGTGGTACAGCATATGGTACAGTTGTATCATGGACATTAGACAGTGGTTCTACAACTGCTGGTGTTCTTAAGTACATCCAAACAAACGATTCTCACACTGATCAAGGTGTTGTTAGACCATTTGAGTCTAATGGTTCTAATGCAATTACTGGTGAAGAATCAACTGCATCTGGTAATGTAAATACAAGTTATAATAGTGCTTTATTGGGAGTAACATTCTCATCTGGACTTGCTGCTCCTGAGATTGAAAATAACTCAGGTGAGGTAATTTATGTTGAGAACAGAAGACTAATCACTCGTGCACCTGACCAGATAGAAGATATCAAGTTAGTAATTGAATTCTAAGCATTAGAAAACTTCGCTAAATAATATGACGAGAATACTAGTTATATTGGCGGGAATACAATGCCTCAAAAGACGAATCTTAATGTAAGCCCATACTACGAGGATTTTGATGCGAACAAGAATTTTTACAAAATTCTGTTTCGTCCAGGATTTTCAATACAGGGTAGAGAATTAACACAGATACAATCTATTCTTCAGAATCAGGTTGAAAGTTTTGGTAAATATGCTTTCAAGCAAGGAGAATTGGTAATACCTGGTGAGGTAGGATTAAACACAAAGTTAGATTATGTAAAATTATCCTCAGTATCTGAGGTTGCAGTATCAGAAGGAAATGATATTGTTTACAAGAAGTATGATATCTCTCAGTTGATTGGGCAACAACTACAGGGATTGACTTCTGGTGTTAAGGCTACTATTCTCGCAACTAAGTTAGCAACAGAAACATCCGCAGATACATTATTTGTTAACTATATCAATAGTGGTTCGTCTAACACTGAGACTACATTTAGACAAGGTGAGACTCTAGAGGTGGTTGATGGTGTCAATACTCCTTTGCTTGTAGTTGGAACTGATGGAAGTGTACTTCCTACTAGTATTTCTATTACTAATCCTGATACTGGAGAAGTAACATCATTAGAAAGTCCTGCAATGGGATTTGGTTCTGCTGTTAAGGTAGAAGAAGGTATCTATTTTGTAAATGGATATTTTGTTAGAAACGATGAAGAACTTTTAGTTGTTGAAGAGTATTACAACAAACCATCTGCAAAGATTGGTTTCGTTATTAAGGAAGAAATTGTAACTCCAGAAGAAGATGCATCTCTATATGATAATGCAATAGGATCTGCAAACTATACTGCACCTGGTGCAAATAGATTAAAAATATCTTTATCACTCAAGGAATTTGCACTTGGTGCAATTACTGATAAGAATTTTATTCAACTTCTTACTGTATCTAGAGGACTTGTACAGAGCAAAGTATCTACTACAGATTTCAGTGTATTAGAACAAACACTTGCTCGTAGAACTTTTGATGAGTCAGGTGATTATGTCGTAGAAAATTTTGATATTGATGTAAGAGAGTTAGCACAGAAAGATGGCAACAGAGGTATCTTTGGTGCTGATGAGTTTGGATTATACAATGGATATAGTCTTGGTGACGCATCTAGAAAAATGATTGCTAGTATCGGACCTGGCAAGGCATACATCAAAGGTTATGAGATTGTCAATAAAGAGACTAAGTATCTTGAAATAAACAAAGCAAGAGAAAGTCTTTCTACTGACAATGTAAATTTAAAATCAAAAGGTTTGCCAACATATAGCATTACTAATGTATATGGTAGTGTTCCTTTAAACAAAGAAGGATCTGATCTTACTGCATATCCTGATGTGTTTCTTTATAATACATTTAATGATGGTTCCATAGGATTGAATGATACAGAATTATCTACAGATCATAGACAAACTGTAAACAGAAGAGGAAAAATATTTACATCTGATGATGGTGTGAAAACTATTACACTTCAGATAACAAATCCTACAACATTAATTGGTGCAGTTACTGATACTACTTTTCAAACACAATTTGGAACTCTGTATTTTATTAAGACCAGATCTGATGGTGGCACACCTACAGCAGTTGGATCTTTTAAAACATTATCTTTTGCTACTACTAATAAACCACTTATTAACGCATCAACAAATGTACAGTTTTTAGAACTTACAGTTACAGGTCCTAAAAATGAATTAGAGGCATTATTATTAGAGTACGATTTATCTGATGATGAATTTAAAAGAAGAATTTTCTTATCAGAAGCAAATGCACAAACAAACTCAAATGAGTTTGGATTTATTGTTGATTACTCTGATACTATTACACCTGTAATTGGTAAATCAAAACCCAGTAACTTCATAGTAAAACAAAGAGGTAGTGGATTCAATCCAGACTCAGATGTGGTATTGTCAAAAGGACGCCTAGCAGCAGGATCATCTACTTATAACACAACATTTGGATTTTCTTATTTTGATCCTCAATTCTTTACTAAAATTCTCTTAGAAAGTAACCCTTCGGGAGCAAATGCTTTTGACGAAGGTAGTTATGTGTTTGGTATTCAAAGTAAGGCATATGGTGTTGTAGAAGGTTCATCAACTGGCGTATATTCTACTGGTAAAATTTTGTTTGTAAAAACATTGTCTGGTAAATTCTTGTCTGGTGAAACAATACAAGATGAAGCAGGAAACACTGTAAGAATTGCTAGAGAAAATACAATATCTCATTTTGTTGTTCAAAATAGAGGATTGGGATATGCTGATGGTGCTACTTTATTAATCAATGGATTAGAATATGACAGTTCTAAAATTTCATTATCTAGATCAAATGATGGAAAAATTTATAAAGCACAAGTTTCAAATAGATCTGCTGTTGGTATTGAGTATGCTCAACCTCCATCAGTAACAGTTAAGAATCCTGATTCTGCTGGCACACCTAATGCTGCAGCTGCTGTTGTACCTTGTTTATTCAGAAATACAGTTACTACATACACACCACAGAATGTTAAGTCTCTTGGTTGTCAATATGGTGCTGGAAATGAGAATGTATTTTCGGCTGACGTTGTTGTAGATAGTCAAAAGTATTCTGAGATTAAGACTGTAACTGACTATACATTCTTTGGTACACAAGGATCTAATTTTGTAGAATCTACAAGTTTTAGTGCCAACGCAGCAACTGTTGTGCAACAAGGAGATCTCGTACAGTTTTCTGATAATGATAACAATCTTGTTAGAGCAGTTGTGCAGTATGCAACAGAACAAGAAGGAGCATATAAATCTAGAATTTATCTAGATACAGTTTTACCTGGTGATGTTACAAATACTAGTATTGTAAGATTACGTCCAAAGGTGGACAATTCTACAAGTGGCACATTACTATACTCAACTGGTAGTAAGCAAGTTTCTCAAATTTCTGCTGGTGGTAATGATACTAAGATCAAGTATTACTTCCGTAGAGATTTTGTAACTACTGCATCTAGTTCTGGTGGTGTGATAACATTTGCTGCACAGTTACCATTTGGTACACAAAGGTTTGCTGCATATCGTGAGGAGAACTTTATTATTACAATACTAGATGCTGGCGATGCACCTGATATTATAAAAGGTGATATCATTTATGTTTCTTCAGATGCAGTAGAAATTACTTCATCCACAGATACTGCTAGTGGTCTTACATCTGGTAGTATTAGTTTACAGTTGCCATTAAATTATTTTGGATCTATCCCATCTAATGGAGCATTTCCTAAACTTAAGTTAACTGCAACACTAGAAGTATCTAATGCAAAACCAAGACTTAAAACAGCAATTAAGAATAAGAGAATCACAGTTACATCTGCTGGTGACCGTATAGTTCCACTAAGAGGTACAGATTATGATAGTGAAGCAGTGGAAATACTATCATACTCTGATGCATACAAATTAAGATATGTTTATGAAGGAACATCATCACAACCACCTGAGATAGACACTGCTGGTAATCTAATTTCTGGTACAGACGTAACATCAAGATATACATTTGATGATGGTCAAAGAGATACAATATATGATGTCTCTAGAATAGTTTTAAAACCAGGTTTTGAAGAAACTACAGGACAACTTGTTATTGCTTTTGATTATTTTGAACATTCACAAGGTGACTTTGTAACTATAGACAGTTACTTACATGATGCTGGTGTGCCAGAAGATGAGATTCCAGATTTCAACTCTTCTGTTTTAGGAATAGTAGAACTTAAAAACGTAATTGACTTCAGACCAAAAGTTGATAGTACTGCTATCATACCTGGTTTCTTAAACAAATCATTACTAGAAATTACAGATAGTCCTTTTGCTGGTGCTGGTGCTGTGGTGTCTAGTACTCCTGCTCCTGATACAAATTTAGAGTATACATTTTCATTCAGTCAGAAACAATATCTAGATCGTATTGATGGTATATTCTTGGATAAGAAAGGTAAGTTTATAGTAAAAGAGGGTAACTCATCTCTCAACCCAACCAAACCAGATCCAATAGAAGATGCTGTACCATTATTCTATGCATACATTCCTGCATTTACAAAGACAAGTAAAGATGTAAGACTTACTCCTGTTGACAATCGTCGCTATACAATGCGTGACATTGGTAAACTAGAAAAACGTATTGAAAGACTAGAATACTACACCACACTTAGCATACTAGAACAGCAAGCACTTAACATGCAAGTTAAGGATGAGATTGGTCTAGACAGATTTAAGTCTGGTTTCTTTGTTGATAATTTTGAAGCACATAAAGTTGGTAATCTTAGATCTCTTGATTATAAGTGTGCTGTAGACCCACAACAATCTGTGTTACGTCCACAATCAAAAGAAGACTCTATTCATCTTGTAGAAGTAAACACTAGAAATGATCAGAGAGCAGTTTCTGGATATAAAAAATCTGGTCATATGATAACATTGCCATATCAGTCATTATCTTTATTAGGAAATGATTTTGCATCTTCTACATTAAATCCAAACCCATTTGTTGTTCTACAATATGTTGGTGATAGTCATGTATCTCCATCTGTAGATCAATGGTATGATCAATCAATTGAACCAGTTGTTGTAGATACAAATACAGATCTATTCAATATATTCTTGGCAAAAGAAAATGTAAAAGAAAGTTTCTCTAGTATTCATAATTCATTTATTGTAAACTGGGTAGGTGCCTCATCATCATTTACAAGTATTAACTCTCTTGGTGGTGTAAACTCACAAATTGCTAAGACATCGGTACAAAATGCATCTGTTGGTAGTACATCTAATATTAGTCCACAAAATAACGAAGTGGGTAAGGGTGTGCAAACTAAAACTGTAAATGGTAATTTAGTATCAACATCATTATCACTATTTGCTAGAAGCGTACCTATTAAATTTAATGTTGGTAGAATGAAACCTAACACAAAAATCTATGTGTTCTTAGAAGGTAGAGATATTAGTCGTTGGGTCAATCCTGATCTTAGATATACTGGCATTGCAGGAAACTCTTTATCAGCATTTAATGGATCTATTACTACAGATGAGTATGGTAATGCTAGTGGTCTAATAGTTTTACCAGCAGGATATCCACCAGCTGAAAATGCTGTATGGGATGGAAACATTGATAATCTATCTTATGATACTGATTCTGAGCAGATAACATTAACAACAGGAACTCTAACATTTAGATTCACATCCAGTGCAACTAATGAAGCAAAAGAAGGAGTAGATTCTTACACAGAAGTTAAGTATTATGCTACAGGTATTCTTCCACAAAATCCTGATAGTATCATCTCTACTAAACCAGCAATCTTTAAATCTAACGAAGGTGTGCAGTTAATAGAAAGCAATACTGATAATCCTGTAAGACCTAATCCTCTTGCACAAACATTTAAAATTGAAAACTTTGATGGTGGAGTATTTGTTACAGGATTAGATTTGTTCTTTAGTAAGAAGAGTACAAATATACCAATCAAAACTTACATTACAAATGTAGATGCCGAAAAACCAGGCAAGAGTATTGTACCTGGCAGTGAAAAAACATTATCACCAAACACATTCCTTAAGTGTTTTGCTAGTGGTAACATGTCAATACTTAAAGGTGAAACTGTAACTGGTAATTCTTCTGCTGCATCAGGTCCTATACTTCAAGTGTTTGACAAAAACAATGTTGAATTAGTTGCCTCTGCATCTGGTAGATATAGTCTCACAAATGAGCAATGTTATACTGTTGTTCTAAGTAATCATAACGGTAGATCTTTTGTACAGAATGAAGGATTAACAATTCCATCTGTAACACTTGCCAATGCAACAGATAACACAGATTTAGTTTTAACAGTTGCAAAAGATAGTGGTAAGTTATCTGATATTAAAATTACAAATCCTGGTCTTAATTACGACAGTGCGATTCTTACTATTGAGAGTCCACAATTACCTGGCGGATCTACTGCTACTGCGAGCATAGAAGTTTCTGGTGGTAAAATTTATAATACAGAAATTTCATTACCTGGTTTTGGATATACAGAAGCACCATCAGTTGTTGTGAAAGGCGTCGGAAATGGTGCTGGAGGATGTGAAATACAGACTTTCATAGAAATAGATACACCAGCAGTTAGAATGGGTGTAGCGGTTGATACAGAGGGTGTAACAAATTCTACAACTCCTACAAATTTCATGTTTGACTATCCAGTATATTTACAGAATGATACTGAGTATGCTCTTGTAGTAGAGACTGATTCTATTGATTATAAATTATGGTCATCTAAATTAGGTGAGACTGACATATCAACAAGTACGGTCATCACAACTCAACCTTCATTAGGTTCGGTTTACCGATCACAAAATACTGAAAGTTGGACTGAGGATATATTTGAAGATCTTAAGTTTACTTTATATCGTGCAGAGTTTGATATTACTAGACCAGCAGAACTATTAATTAAGAATGGTAATACAGGATATGAATTATTAGATAGTAATCCATTTGAAACAAATGCTAGTGCTAATACTAACTCAACTTCTAAGTTATTCAAAAACAATAACTCTATTCTTAAAGTAACTCATAGAGATCATGGATTTGAAGATAGTGGTAAGTCATATGTATTCTATAAGAATGCATTAGAAACTGGTGGTATTACACAATCAATATTAAACAGTACATTATTTGAAGTAACAAATTCTGGTGTTGATACTTATAATATAACATCTAGTTCACAGGCAGCTGCAAATGCAATAGGTGGTGGAGATGTTGTTTATGCTTCTTACAATAGAAAGTATGAAACACTGTATCCACAAATTCATTATTTGACATTCACTGGAACAACTTTAGATACTAGTGTAAAAACAACAGACGTAGTTCCTGTTGATTCTAATACAACTAACTATACATCATATTCAACATCTGATTATGAGAAAACATTTTTGAATGAACCACACTATTTTACTAATCAAAAATTTGTTGCATCTAGAATAAATGAAACCTTGAATAGTTTGACAGAATCTTTGACATACAAAATGTTATTGTCGTCTACTAAGTCTTATTTGAGTCCAATAATAGACTTGTCAAGTGCTACTGTAAAGACATCATCTAATAGAATAGAAAATGCTACAGGTCAAGAAGATAGATTTGGTAGAAAAGATCAAATTATAAAATTTTATCCTGTTTACACATTTGAACTTGCTGGTAATGGTGGTACTCAAATACAAGATGATCAAACAATAGTTGGAGAAACAACTAAAACCAGTGGAACTATTGCAAGAGTAAATGGTAACGTGGTTTACGTTAGAGTAACTACTAGTCAATTCTTCCAAAAAGGTGAAACTGTAACTCTTGGAAATCAATCTTCTTTGACTAATGTTACTGTTGATTCTAATCCATCACAGATATTCTTCAGTATAGATCAAGCATCAACAATTGTTGCAAGAAATCCATCTATCATATTAGAAACATATGATAATATCATTACTGGTAGAACTACAATATGGAATAGTCAAACACAAGAGTTGACATTAAAGGTTGATGTTCAACCAATAAATGATAATTTTACTGATAGAATAATTGATAACGTATTGTACAATAGAAACTCTGTAACAACAGATCAAATTGCAGACATATTCCGTGTTGGTGATTTTGTCAAGTATCCTGATCAACCAGATAACGAAGCTTCATATTTAGAAGTTGGTTCTGTAACTTATGAGAACGGTATTGATTTCGTTTCTGAAGATACATCTAAGAATAGTTCTTCTATTGCTAAGTATGTAACCAAGGAAGTTTCAATACAAAGTCCAGCATCTGCTATTGATGTACACCTCTTAGCAAATGTTAAAGATATCAGTAACATACAAGTTCTTTATAGATTTAAGAAAGCATCTAGTCAAGATAATTTTGAAGATATTGACTGGGAGTTCTTCAACGTAGATGGATCACCAGATACATTTGAAATTGCAACAAGTGAAAATTCAATATCTAGTATTGTAGAGAAGCAATCATCTTATCAAGATTTGAAATATAGTATTGCTGATCTACCAGAATTCTCATCATTTGCAGTCAAAGTCATCATGCGTGGTGTTGATCCATCGTTTGTGCCTAAGATTCAAGACATAAGGGCAGTAGCCTCATTCTAATTTCCGCATATGGATTATTTGAAGGTTGAAGGACATGATGGTCTTGTAAGAGACCAAAACACAGGTGCTATCTTGAATCTGGACGATTCTGCTATAGAAGCAAGGAGAAAGTCTAAGCACTTAGGTTCCGCATTGGATGACATAAATATGTTGAAGAATGAAGTGTCTGAAATAAAGTCCTTATTAAGAGAGTTAATCCAAAATGCCAGCAATACAAGTAGCTAAATCGGATACCTTTGAGACCCAAAGGCAGAAGATTAATCAAATAGGAGCAGATATATTTCAAGTCACAGCTGGTGGCACGGATCTATCTACTGGTAACTTAAAACTAGGTGATGGTACAAGACAAGCTCCATCACTAGCTTTTACTACAGATGACAAGTTAGGTATCTACAAAGCAGATACAACAACTCTTGGTTTTGTTGCTTTAGAAAAGAAATTAATTGACATATCTGCAACTGATGTAAAGTATTACAAAGACATTATTGTACAACAGAAAAAATTAGAAGATACTGGTCTTCTTATACAGGACGTTGGTCAGAATTATGATGCTGGTAGTTATACAGAAGTTCCTATATTAGGTGGTACTGGTGATAATGCTTTGCTTGATATTGTAGTTGTTCCTTGGTCTGGATCAATTACACAACAAGGTAAAAACTATACACCTGGATCAAACTTTACTGGTATAGCATTAACTGGTGGTAATGGTACTGGAGCAACTTGTAATTTTGAGGTTCCTGATTTAGAGGGTTCCATATCAAATCCAGGTTCTGCGTATGCTCCTGCAGTTTATTCTGGTGTTTCTCTGACTGGAGGAAATGGTAATGGTGCAACTGCAGAAGTCACAGTTACTGGTACTACAACTTTACCAACTACTGTACAAACGCCAGGTTCTGGATATGTAGATGGTACATACTCGTCAGTACAATTCTACAACACTCCAACTCAAACATTTGTAGTAACAGTGATTGGAGGTCCTGGCACATATCAATATGTTATAGATGGTTCTACAACACCAACTCTTAATTTAACTTCTGGTAACACATATCGTTTTGATATGTCAGATGCTAGTAACAGCACACACCCTTTATATTTTCATGGTGCTGGTGATGAATTAAACGCACTAGATTTAACAAAATATTTACAAGTTTCTCAAACTGTAGAAGGAACTGCAGGAGCATTTGTAGATTTAATTATTTTTGACCTTGGTGCTGGAAGTCTCGGATATGCCTGTTCTCAGCACGCAGGAATGGGTGGATCAATTAACCACACATCTGGATCTACAGGAGTCTATGGTAGAGGTGCTTTTGGTGACGTTACTGTTACTGGTGGTGCTGTAACAGACGTTTCAGTTACTACTGCTGGTAATGGATACAAACAAGGAGATACATTTTCTGCTCTTCCTGTAGATCTTGGTGGTACTGGTAGTGGAATGGTTGCTTTGATTGGAACTCCTACATTTACAGGTGTTGTATCAAACGTAGTTATTGAAACCACTGGTCAAAATTATTTAAGTGGAGATATATTATCAGCAACAGATGCAAGTTTAGGTGGTGGAGGTGGATCAGGATTTGAATATACTGTTACCACAACGCCAGGTGAAATTACAGAATTTGAAATTGCAACTTATGGAGAGAATTTCCAAATAGGAGATGTATTAGAATTACCTGGTGCCACAACTAATATCAGTTGTTACATACCAGGTACTTTAAACGGTGTTTCTGTAACTCTTGGAACAGGAACTTCCTTTACAGTTCCTGATGGTTCTAGATTAGAAGTAGGAATGTCAATTCTTACTGAGGCAGGAAGCACAGGTGATACTGGTCAGGGTGTCAGTGTAACAGCAATAAGTGGAAACACAGTTACAATATCTCAAGCTCCTGCAACTCCTGGTGCTGCTACTTTGACATTTTCATCTATTGATTCTTTAAATGTTACATTGCCCTCAGTTGCTGGATTATCAATTGGAGATGCAATTACACAAACTTCTGGTAACGCAGTATTACAAGCAAACACAACAATTGGGTCTATTGATGCACCCAATAATATTATAACTTTATCTGGAGCAGCAACTGAACCAGGTACTGCAGTATTATCATTCTCTCCTGTATTTGGTGTAGGTACTCAGACATTTCAATATACAATTTCAAGATTAGGATCTGTAGATTCTGCAGTAATTTCTGGAGACTTTGCTGGTAATGGATATTCTGAAAACGATGTTCTTACAGTAGATCCTACAAACCTAGTAGCAGCAGAAACTAAAATTGTAAAATATGTAAATATTCAAACTCTTACTTTTAGTGGAACTGTTGCAGCAGGAACTTTTACAACATCGCAAACAGTAAGTGAACAAGATGGAACAATAGTTACATTTGTACCAACAGGATCAACAATCGTAGCAGAGGCAAACGCAGATTATGGTAGTTCTGTATCTGCCAGTGGTGGTAGTGGTAGTGGAGCAACATTTAGTGTAACCAGAGATGCACAGGGTGTTTCTGCAGTCCAAGTTACTGATGGTGGTTTTGGATATGAGGCTCAGGAAACTTTGGTTATTGCTGGTACTGATGTAGGTGGTAGTTCTCCTGCAGATGACATTACTCTTACAATTGATAGTGTCACAGATTTCAATGATTACACAATATTACAAGTAAACGAAGGCGGTGGTAATACAACAAATATTGTTATTGAAATATCTGACGCAAACACTGGTTTCACTAATCCTAATGTTATAACCAGATCTGGAGGTGCAGGAACTTACACAGTTGCAACATCTGTTGATGATGACATATTTACAATTGACGATGTATTTACTCCAAGTTTAACTTTTTATGTTGGCAGCACATATACATTTGATCTTGGTGATGCATCTTTATCAGCAGATACTTTTGCTCTTAGTGCATTTGAAGGAGGTGCATACGCACCATCTCTAGTAGAAAATGTAGTAGCAACATTAGACACACAAAGTAAAACTATTAGTGTAACATCTACAACTGGAATTGAAGTTGGAATGGCAGTTACAGGAACTGGAGTTGGTCAACTTGCTGCTGTTACAAGAGTTGTAAGTAAGACTGCTACTAGTGTAACTATTGATGAGTTTCCTATCAATGCTGGAACTATAACTTTAAAATTTGAGGGTGCTGAATTTACAGATGGTGTTGTTAGAGATGCAAATGCATTAACAATTAAAGTAACAGCATCAACTCCTTCAACTCTTTATTACTATTCCCAAAACAATGCTGGATTAGGTGGATCAGCATCAATAACCATAGATGCTAATAATCCAAAAGTATTTGGTAGTGGATTTAGTATTTTAGTTCAGACTATTGCTTCTACAGATGTTATTATTGCCGATATTGATGCAGGAATTTTATCTGCCATAACTTTTAGTGGAACTGATTTAGGAGTTGCTACTGCAGAAGTTACTGGAACATTAACTGCTCCTTCTATTGTTGGTGATGTTGCAGCGTTAAACACAATTAATTCTAGTGCTAATATAACTGCAACTGCACAAAATATTATAAACAATGGTAACTTCTTTATTGGATCTTCACCACAAACAAATGTAGTAGATATTGTTGGTAGCACTGGTGCATTAACAACAAGTGGATTTGTTAAAACATTAGACAAATTTAATAGTAACGATCAAATTGAGATTGAAGATAATGATATTAAATCTCTTTCTGGTTTTGATATTCTTATTAGTCCAGCAGCAACAAGAGTTGCAAAGATAAACACAACATCTGCAATTATTATTCCTGCTGGTGATACTAACGCTAGACCATCATCTGCTGTAGTAGAAAATGGTGCGATTAGATTTAACACAGACAGTGGACAGTATGAAGGATATAGTGCTGCAACAACATCATGGTCATCATTAGGTGGTGTTAGAGATTTGGATGGTAACACATTCATCTCTGCTGAAGAAACTGTTGGAGCAAACGATAATAAATTATGGTTCTATAATGATGGTGATAATACAATTAGAGTTACACCAAATCATTTAGAATTTATTCAGATGAAGAAGGTGCGTTCTCTCAATACAGCAGCACCAACTTACACTGAATGGGCAGCAAACACTCCTGTAACAGCAGGAAGTTACGTTAAGTATAGAAACAACGTATTTGAAGTTACAGTCTCTGGAACGACAGCAACATCAGGTAGTGAACCAACTGATATATCTGGTAATCCATTTACAAACGGATCTGCAACACTACAATATAATACAAGTGCTGTTGGATTACTAACATTTGAAGAGTGTTCTGATGTACAAATAGGACCTCTTGGTGATGTGCCATTGACAATCAGTGGTGATTTAAGATTCCAGAATAATGAGATCTCATCACTTGTTAATGATATTGATATCAGACCTAATGCTGGTAAGAAAATTGTATGTGATATAGACACAAGTTTAGTTGTTCCTTCTGGAACTACAGCACAGAGAGGATCTGCTGCAACAGGATCTATCAGATACAATACTACAACTCTAACTTATGAAGGTTATGATGGAACCAACTGGGGTTCACTTGGTGGAGTAAAAGACGTTGACCAGAATACTTATATTATTCCAGAATTATCTGCTGGATCAAATGAAAATATATTATACTTCTACAATGATGGAAGTAATACAGTTCAATTAACAACAACTGCATTAGATTTCTATTCAGTAGATACTATTAGATCTGTCACATCACAAGAGTTTGAGATTACTGCACAGTTGATGACATTCAATAGTGCTCAAACAACTCTTGACAATACTGCTACTGATACAACATTCTTACATACCAGCAAACAATACTTTGATCTAGGTCTTTCATCTGGATTAAATGTTGATCCTGTTCTAAGATTGGACAATCAAGGTGATGTATTCTTGAACGTAGGTTTTGGAACTGGTGTATATGATGGAGTTAAAATATTTGACGGTGACTTGAAAGAGTTTGAACTTGCTGATGTTAAGATCTTATCTGAGAAAGTTTCTTTACAGAAAGGAACAATTAATAATGGAGGATCAAACGTCTATCAACTTTCTGTTCAAAATGGAGCAAAGGTTGTTATGGTTGCTGAAAACACATCTAACAATAATAAAGAATTCTTTGAGTTTGGTGTTATAGATAATGGAACTGATATATTCCATACAGAATATGGAAATGTCAGGACTGGAGAACAATTAATTGTTCCAACATTTGAGAAGACAGCAAGTGGGTTTGCAAGAGTCAATTTTGACATAGGTTCTTCTGTTACAGCAGGACACAATGTTGTAGTAACTATCGTATCTAACATCAACAAGAAATAAAAATGGCAACAACAATAGAAAAATTTGATTCCACTGGTGGATTTGCTGTAGGCAAAACTGTAGTTGTAGATGAGTTAAGGAATGCAAAAGATCTTAATACTTTAGAAGTAAAAAATAGTCACTATACTGATAGCAGTTCTACCAGTTATATTTTGCGTGGATTAAACACATCTACACTTGACTTGGATGGACTAGGAACTCAAATTCCTATTCCTAGCAATACTATGAGTTTTGTTACTGGTCATATTATGGCAGTCAATGATGTAGGAACTGTTTATTCTACAAAATTTGAAACATCATTATATTGTGATGGAGTTGGAAATACAACTGTACAGTCTAGTTTTCAGACAGTAATCAAAGATGATGTTCCATCTGGAGAAACTTGGTCTGTTGTGCCAGTAGGAGCATCAAACAGATTTAGTTATTCTACAACTAGAGCTGGTACTACATCAACAATTAAATGGGTTTCTTATACCCAAGTTGTTAGCATTGCTTGGTCTTAATGCTAAATATATCATAGGAAAAAATGTCTAAGGATACTGCAGCACCATGAGTTTTCATATTAATTCCGATAAAGAAAAAATAAGGGGAGTCAACCCCAAACTTATCGGTGATAATGAAGTTACTATTCGCACTGGCACAGGGTCAGGAGAGAAGGAGATATTGCGTGCTCAGTTAGATCCTCAAACAAACTTACCTCGTGTTGGTATCAATAGAACTGGACAGAGAGTTAACAATATTGAGATTGATACTGCTGGTGCTGGATACACTGTAAACCCAACTGTAACAATTGGTGCTCCTAATGTTGCTGGTGGTATACAAGCACTTGCTTCTGCGTTTATTTTTAATGGTAGGGTTGTTTCTATTGCTGTTAATGAACCAGGCACTGGATATACAACTGCTCCTGCTGTAAGTATCACAGAAGGTGGTGGTGCTGGTGCTACTGCTACTGCTGTTCTTGATACTGTAGACTTTGAACTTGACATTAACGGTGCGATTAGAACTTCAACTTCTATCATCTCTGACACTGCGAGAATCCTAAACCTTGATATTGACAACTTTGTTACTCCTAACGCAGCATTTAGAGCACCAAATTTAAAAACTTATGCTAATAACACAGGAACACCTTGGTCTCCTAATGTTATTATAAGAAAAGATTCTTACAGGTACTTCGGTGCCAACATGTATCAGGCACTGAACACAGGACAAACTGCTGCATCAGCACCTGAGCATACAGATGGAACAGTATTGAATGGTGAAGTACAATTCAAACATATTGGTTTCCGTGTAAATGATCCTACAGAATATGAATATAATTCATCACCAGAGTCTGGAGTATTTCCAAGATCTATCACACCTCTACTTGGTGACAGATCAGACAAGATTGCAACTACAGAATACGTCCTTAACCTAGCAACGAATGACGTTGGTGGTCGTATCTATGTGTCACAGCAGATTGGTTCTGACCTTAACGATGGTCGTTCTGCTGTAAACCCAGTAAGAACTATTAAGAAGGCAGCACAGGAAGCATGGAAAACACCTGGCGTTAAAGAAACTATCATCGTATCTGGTGGTGACTATGTAGAAGACAACCCAATATCTCTACCTCCTGACTGTTCAGTTGTTGGTGATAACTTAAGATTGGTAATCATCAGACCAGCTAATCCTAACAAACACATCATGAAGTTCGGTGATAAGAACTATGTGATTGGTGTTACATATCGTGACCAAATTGATTCTAATGGTGATCCTGTTGCTACTTGGGACTTTGCTATGGTCTTTGATGACAAGCAAAGAATCATAGTTGATAAAGAAGCAAATGGTGATTTTGGAACAGAGTTTCCAGTAGGACATCAGATTTTCGGACCTCAACAGTTCCGTGTTGTCTACCAACAAAACACTGGTTTGCAAGGTCTAGTAAGTGGACTAAAAGTAAAGGGTGTTAACACTGGTGCTAGAGCAAAAATTGCTGCTGTTACATTTAATGAAACTACGGGAGCAAGTGCATATGTCTCTGGTACAGTTGACGTTGACTTGATTAGTGGTGGTTTTGTTGCTGGTGAAAGATTTGAGTATATAACATCTGCAAGTCCTGGTGCAAATACAGGAATGACTGTAACACAACAGCAAGGTCCTAACACATTAAGACTTACATCAGATCCTACAGGTACAATTCCTGGCGGTACAACTGTACAGTTAGTAGCTAATCCATCTACAGGTAATAATTTCGTAGGATTCTATGAGATAGAATCTATTGATTCTACACAATCAGCAAGCAGTATTTGGGACGTCACATTCTTTCCAATATTAGGATCTCAAGAATGGACTGGTACTGGTATTGGTGGAACTTATACAATTAATGCTGCAACTGCTGTTGTTGAAACATTTGACACATCAGAAATTACATCAATTAGAGCTGAGGGTGAGGTTGTTTCTGTTGATGAAGATTATACTACAACTCTACCTATCTCTAGAATTGACTTTTCATTACAGAACAATCCAAGTATTGCAACTGGTGGTTTCCAGAGTGCTCAGTTTGGTAATGCAGAAGACCTTGGTGGTATTGTATTCTACACTAACGCACTAGTTGGTAGAACAAATACACATGATTTTAAAGAAGGTCAGGAGATTGAAATTAGTGGATTACCTACTTCGTCTCCAGATTTGTCAGTTTTAAATGGTAAACAAAGGATTTATAAAGTCTTAGAAGACGCCGATGGTCGTTGCAGAAGATTTGTAATTCCTAAGAAGATGCCAAGTCTTACTCAGGCTAACTATGATCCTGGTCAGTTTGCAGTAGTAAGAAATCATTCAAAAGTAGTTACATTATCATTACTCAACTCTCCAAACAAATTCCCATTATCATCTCCTGTAGAAAGAAGATTTCAAGATGCTTGTACATTCCTTCGTAACAATAGAGAATTTATTGCAGATGAAGTTGTAGGAAGAATCAATGCAGAATTTGCTAGAAATTATTATTCTGTATACAATATATCTGGAAGTTCCTTTGACATATATCTTGGACAGACAACATCAACACATACCTATGTTTCTGGTGGTACAGTAACATTTGGTGGAACTGCATATAATGTATCTGATTTTCTTTATGATAACATAGTAACTGGTGTTGCTACTGTAACAACTACGTCACCTGTTGCAAATTTATTAGAAGACAATACAATCAAACTTGAGAATGTATTGTTAGAATGTGATTCTGGACAAAAATTATACCCCGCATACAGTTCTCCAGATTCAACATCTAGTATTAGTGATGGTGATGAGCAGTGTCGTCAAGACGTTAATCACTTTATCAATGCTCTCATACGAGATTTAGAATTTGGTTCTAACTTTAATATTATTGAGGCAGCAAAAAAATATGTTGTTGATGGTGACATTGCATATATTAAAGATGAGATTATCTACAATGTTCGTGCTATTGAATATGCTAGACAACTAGCAATTTTAGCAATGAGAAATTGGAGGACTGATACTGGTACTACAAATGATCCAATATATGTTCCAAGATATTCTAGTTTACCAAGATACTTTGATGACACTGTAATTACATCTACAGCTTTGTTAAATGCAGATGGTACTGCTAACAATACTGGTTTTGCTTGTAATGATGTAAGAGCTGCAATTGATACTCTTGCTTTCCTTTGGGTTGATGTTATTACAAAGAATCAGAGTGGTACATATCTTGATGCTGCATACCTAATTACTAGAAACAAACATCTAATTGCAGACCAAGCATTATTAGATGCTGAAGCAAACTATCCACTATTAAATCTATCTGATCTTAACGAGAGAAAATGTCGTAGAGATATAAGATTAATTCTAGATGGTTTAGTAAAAGACTTAGTATTTGGTGGTAACGAAGGTGTTGTAAATGCTGCAGAATTATACTTCACAGGCACAGCATTAACAGGTGTACCAGAAGCACAAAGACCAGCAACAATATACGCAGTCAATAGAGCGAAGTTTTACGCACAAGAATGTATGCGTAACTGGACTGATGGTAACATTTTAGAAACAACTCCAAGCACTGCAACATACAATGCACAGACTGGTGCTCTAACTGTAACAATACCTAATCCTACTATTACTCCAACCACTGGAGATAGAATTGCATTTAAAGAGGATGCTTTAAATTGGTCTTGTAACTATAACGGAACAACAGCAAACCATGCAGGTCCTTCACAAACTGATCCTACTTATGGAAAGAGTCATGAGATTACCAACGTATCAGTTTCTGGTGGTAGTACAACAATCAGTTGTAATGTAGGAAATGCTGGTGCTGGTGCATCTTCTCCTCACTCATTTGTGGGTGCTATAACAGATGCTACAATCTTAATTTACAATCCAACACCAATGACTTCGGACATTCCGAAGTTTGAAGACTGGAATATTCTTATTGATCCACAAGCATCTGCTGCAAGTTCAGTATTTACTCCTACAAATGCTTCTTACAATGCATCAAGTGGTGATTTAGAATTAACTATTGGTTCTGGTCATGGTGTTACCACATCAGATACAGTTCGTATTACTCCAGAATCATTAGTGTTTACTTGTGATATGGACAATGATGCTACAGAGCATAGTTATCCACAGTCAGGTCAACCAGTATATGGTAACTACACTAATGTTACAGGAACATCTGCAAGTACAATTACAGTCAATGTAGGAAATGCTGGAACTAATAAACAGTGGACACCGACAGATGCAACATATGATCCTGCTACTGGATTATTAGAACTAACAATAGGAACTGGACATGGTTTAACTATTGATGAGGGTGTTGTAATTGCTGATAATTCATTGACATTTACATGTGCAATGGATGGTAACCAGAGTCAAAAAACATATCCAAGACCTTCTATTGATAGAGCTGGTGGAAGATCTATTCCTACCGTTGCAGTATCAGAAACCACTATCACAGTCAATGTAGGTTCTTCTCCTGCAAATAAATTATTAACTGCACAAACTGGAACAACATACAATCCGAATACTGGAGACTTAGTTCTTACACTTGGTCAGCATGGTATTGGCGTAGGAAGAAATATAGTATTAGAAGATGGTGCTGTAACATTTACATGTGATCAAGATGGTAATGCCACAAACCATCCATATCCTCGTTCTACTGATCCTGCATCTGGATCATCTTTAGCAGTAACAGCTGTAGGGTCTACATCACATACAGCATCTAATGCACCATATGATGCGGTTAGTGGTGTTATAACATTTACTGTTACAAACCATGGATTCTCTACTGGTGATTATGTCAAGATTGATGACAATGCATTAACATACACTTGTGTTCTTGATGGTAACTCAGCACAAAAATCATATCCTCGTGCTGGTTATGATCCAGCAAGTAATCGCTGGTTGCCAATTATTAAAATAGACAACAACACATTTACAATTAATGTTGGCACATCTCCATATACTGGTTCACATACATTTGTAAGTGCTACAGCAGGAGGAATCAAGAGACAAGATGGAACATTAACAGTTAATGTTGGCACATCATCTAACACAACCACACATACATTTGTAAGTGGTCTTGCACAAGGTGTTAAGTTCCTTCCACAAACTGCACATACTTTTGTATCTGCATCTACAAATGCAGTGTCACATACACCACAGTCAACTCACGCATTTGTAAGATCTGCTAGTGAGTCTATCTCTGTATATGCTGCAGGAGCAAATACATTATGTTCTGGTGTTAATAACACAATCAATACCCTCATGGATCTTCTTGAGGATATTCTAGATGGTACAATTCAACCAGGTGCTACTACAACTAACAATGGAACATTATTTGATTCTGCACAGATAATTACATATCCTGATAATTTCATCTATGATAGTAATAATAACAGATTAGCAATTCGTGGTGACTTTGATGAGTTCCCAATTATTGAAGCATCTCCATATACACAGAACGCATCTGTTATCTCCTTCTTAGGAGGTGGTGGTGCACTGGTTGACGGATCTAAAGTTAAACAACCCAACTGCCCATTTCCTGGTCTTGAACTAGATGGATCTGCATCCTTCCCTAATCAGGGTAAGTCAATGGTTGCATCTGCATTCACGATTGTTTCCTTTGGTGGTACTGGTTACAAAGTTATCAACGATGGTTATACACAGTTAGTTTCTGTGTTCGTTATCTTCTGTCAAGATGGTGTGCTTGCTGAGTCAGGTGGTTATTGTTCTATCACTAACTCTGCTACCAACTTCGGTACATTTGCTTTGAGAGGTGTCGGATATAGAGCAGAGTGTTATGAATTTGACCAAGGTACAATCAGTAACGTATCTGCCACACCTACAGGTAGAACAATTCTTACAGTTAGTGGATTAGGAAGAGAACCACTAGAGCATTATGTTGCTAAGATTGATGGATTAGAAAATACTGCAGATGGAATAGAATACTTCGTTGATGTTGTTGCTGGTGTTACTGTAGGTCCTCCATTCTCTGCACAGTTAACATTTGATGATGGTACTGGCGGTGCAATGAGTTTGAAAGATAGTACTACTGGAAATCCAGTATCTACATCTACTTTCACTGGTAAGACAATTAAGTTACATAGACCATCTATTGTTAACTCCTCATCACACACTTGGGAATTTGCTGGATCAGGTACTA